CTGAACAATTCAAAGAATCAGTATCAGAACCAACACAAAATACCAAAATTTACTTAACATTTGGCAAAGTTGATGCATGGGCAAATGATGCTAGTCCAAATGTAGCCAATTCATCTGTTGCTACTGTATATGAAATCTGGTCAAATATGATAGGTGGTAAGAAAATACTAGGCAATGATGTTCAGCATATGATACCCAGATTCAATTGGACAGCAAATAATGTTTACACCGCTTATGATCATATGAACTCAAATCTATATGATGGCAATACTCAATTTTATGTCATCAATAGTGATTACTCAGTTTATAAATGTATCGCAAATGCAAACAGTTTAAATTCCACTGTAGAACCAACATCAGTAAATCCAGCAATCACATCTGCTACATCTGATGGTTATCTTTGGAAATATATGTATACATTGAACGACTATGAAAAAACGAGATTTCTAACTGATTCTTATATTCCTGTAAAAACACTAACAGTCAATGATGGATCAGTTCAATGGACAGTTCAACAAAATGCTGAAAAAGGATCAATTGAACATATTGAAGTAACTAATTCTGGTTCTAACTATACAAATATATCAAATGTCACAATAACAATAACTGGAGATGGATCATCTGCAACAGCCATTCCTGTTCTTAACACTTCAAGTAATATAGTAGCAAGTATTATTATGACTAATCCGGGTACCAACTATACATATGCTACAGTTTCAATTACTGATACAGGAATCGGTTCAGGTGCTATCGCTCGTGCTATTATTAGTCCTTTAGGTGGACACGGTAGTGATCCACTATATGAACTTGGTGGTAAAAATATTATGATTAGCACTAGAATACAATACAGTGAAAATGGAATACTACCAGAAACAAATGATCTTAGACAAATTGCATTATTAAAAGATCCTTATTTGAGGTCAACTTCAAATGTCTCAACAAACATAGCAATACTTCAAGCAACATCAATTACTGCTTTAGGATCTGGTAATTATATTCAAGATGAAATAGTATATCAAGGAGCAAGTCTAGCAACATCAACATATAAAGGTCGTGTTGTATCATGGAACTCTACAACTAATAAACTATTGTTAATAAATACACAAGGTAACCCAGTCGCATCACAGTCGATCATAGGATCTTCTAGTTTCACTGTTAGAACTATAAGCGGAATAGAAGATTCTAATTTGGAAAAATATACAGGCAAAATACTTTATGTGGATAATATAAAACCTGTAACAAGGTCATCAGATCAACTGGAAGAATATCGTATTTTGATAAAGTTCTAATCGGAATTTCATAGGGAAATAAAATTCAATGGCAAATACAAGTAATACAACACTATCTACTGACTTTAATGTATCACCATACTATGATGATTATGATACATCTAAAGAATTCTATAGAATTTTGTATAAGCCAGGATATGCTGTTCAGGCAAGAGAACTTACACAATCACAGACTATATTACAAAAGCAAATTGGAAGAATTGGAACACATCTTTTCAAAGAAGGAAGTATTGTTGTTCCAGGAAATTTCGGAATATACACCGCCAATTCTTCATCTGGTCCAGTCTACTATGTAAAAGTGAACGATGTCGATTCTTCTAATAGTGCGGTATCTATTGAAAATTTCCTTAATCAAACTGTTACAGGTCAATCAACATACATCACAGCAGAAATCAGTGATGTTTTAGACGGAACACAGTCATCATCTAATACAAAAACAATATATATCGATTACTTAAAAGTATCAAATGCTAATTCTTCTATTACAACATTCCAACCAGGCGAAATACTAACATGTAATGCCGGCACACTAGTCGTCCACTCTACAAATCCTACAGGCAAAGGATCTGCATTTGTCATCTCTGAGGGTGTGTTCTATGCTAAAGAACATTTCATTTATTTTCCAACACAGAGAATCATTCTAGATAGATACAATTCTTCTCCATCTTGTCGTGTTGGATTTACACTACTTGAAGAATTAATATCTTCTACCAATGATCAAAGTCTTTTAGATCCAGCACTCGAATCTTCAAACTACTCCGCTCCTGGTGCTGACCGACTAAAACTTAATGCAGTTCTTTCTGTAAATCCATATACTGAAACTGAGAGTGCTGCTGATTTTATAACTCTAGCTACCGTAAACGATGGTATTATCACCAAAAGTATGCAAAGACCACAATATAATATTCTTGCTGATGAAATAGCAAAAAGAACATTTGATGAGTCTGGACACTATTATGTAAATGGACTTGAAGTTAATCTTCGTGAACATTTAGATGATGGCACTAATGGTGGAAGATTATTATCAGCAAACGGTGGCAATGCCAATCTTATTTCAATTCAAGTTTCACCAGGCACAGCATATGTTCGTGGTTATGAAATTGGAACACTATCTACCACATACTTAAATACACCTAAAGCAACAGATTTTCAAACAATTAATTCACAACTTTCTTCTGCCGCATTAGGGTCTTATGTAACAGTTAAAGAATTTACCGGTGCATGGAAATTAGATCAAGGTACAATCATTGATCTATATGATACTGCACAAAGAAGACTTACAGCACAATCTTGGTCGACAGCATCGCAAACAGGTAACTTAATTGGTAATGCTGTGTTCGTATCCGTTGAACATAATACAGGAACAATGGGAACACCTGATGCAAGATTTGATGTCTATTTAACAGACATCAAAATGCTCGGTAGCAATAACTTCTCAAATGTTAAGAGTATTTACTATAACAATACTACCGTATCTGATATTGGTGGAGATATAGTTCTAAATTCATCAAATAGTGCAGTATTACAAGACATTACAAATAGTCCTATGCTATATTATGTAGGATCTAATTTTACTAAAACAATTAAACCAAATAACGTATCTGATACTATTTTCACTTATGGCACAAGCACTGATGTTGCTAATATTGCTATCGGAACATTTTCTCTATCTGTTCCTTCTGGTGCTGATGAATTTCCATACGGAACTACAAACTTAACAGATTCACAAAAAAGAGAAATACTCATCGCTCTAAATGCCGATAGCAATGTATCTCTTTCTGGAACAGTATCAAATACAGGAACAACACTAAATGGATTAGGAACTAACTTCAATCTACTTAATGTTGGTGATAAATTAAGTATGAATGGTGTTTCTGGTATCTATTATGTTGCTTCTATTGCTAATGCTACATCACTAACTCTCACAACAAATCTAGCAAAAACAGCAGCAGGTAATACTTTTGTTAAGCAATATAAGAATGGTGATATTATTGATTTGACATCACTTGGTGCTACTGGTGTCGAAAGAACAGTTTCTGCTACATCATCACAATTATCATTTGACCTAAAAGAATCACTTGCTGGAACTGTTTCTGCAACCATTTCTTATAGAGTATCTAAAACAAGTGCTAGTCAGATTAATAAGACACTAAGACCAAATCGTTATGTAAAGATTAACACCATCTCTCATTCTGCCAATGTTAATGGTCCATATACTCTTGGTATTCCCGACGTTTATAGAATCAGATCAATCCGTGCAAACACTGGCGGAACATTAACAAGTAATACTGCCGGTTCAAATGTAACTTCTCAATTCATTTTTGATAATGGACAGAGAGATACCTTATACGATCATGCTTCTATTACACCAAGATCACCATTATCAGCGAATACACATCTTCTAGTAGAACTTGATTATTTTGAACCAAACTTCACAACAGGACAAGGATTCTTCTCAATTGATTCTTATCCTATTAATGATTCTAGCTCAGCCAATACTAATATCAGAACAGCCGAAATTCCATTTTATAAATCATCTACAACTAATAGATTATATGATCTAAGAAATTATCTTGATTTTAGATCAATTAAGACAAAAACTGCAACAGATACAACTACAATTGCTAGTGCATCTGTAAATCCTGCAACATCATCAACATTCAACTTTGATGCTAATGGTCTACGTATTCCATCACCCTCAAGCCAGATTTCATATGACTACCAATATTACTTAGCAAGAAAAGATGTTGTAACTCTTAATAAGGACTACATTTTCTCAGTTGAAAGAGGAACATCAGCAGTATTTCCTATAACACCTACTGTACCTGATTCTGTTATGCCTCTTTCTGTTATAACAATTCCTCCATATCCATCACTATCTCTTTTCTATGCTAATCAGATCAATAGAAGAGACTTAGCCTGCACCACTAGAAAGACTGCTTCTGTTCGGTTTACTATGAGAGATATTGGTGTTCTTAAAGATAGAATCATCAATCTTGAATACTATGCATCTCTATCACTTTTAGAAAAGAATGCACTGGATCTAAAAATTGTTGATGAGAATGGACTTGACAGATTTAAGAATGGTATTTTCGTAGATACGTTCAACAATGATGCTCTCGCTGCTACTGATTCCGGTGATCTAAGAATCACTTTTGATCCTGCTGAAAAGAGTATTCGTCCAATCTATTCAATGGACTCTTTCTACTATAATTATAATTCTGGAACAAATGTCACAAGAAATAGAGATATAGTAACATTAAGTTATAGTGAAGTTTCTTGGCTTGAACAGATAAATGCCACAACAACCAGAAATACTGAGAGAACAACCTATAGATTTAATGGATTTATGACATTGAATCCAGATAATGATATTTGGGTATCTACAGAAGATGCACCAGATCAAGTATCTGTTCTTCAATTAAGAGATGCATATGAAGCAAATTCTGTTCCTGTAGGATATCAAGCCGGATTAACAACTACTTGGAACGCTTGGCAAACAAGAATTACCGGTTATCGAGTTTATAGAGGATCAACAATTAATCCTGCTAATCTTGTTGGAACATATCAAACTGCACAGCAAGCACAATCAATTGCATCTACTCTAAGATCGTCTACAGATGTTACTGTTGAAACATTAAGAGCATCTTCTAGGTCCGGAACAGAGTACTGGTCAACTAACGATATTCAAACCACTTCATTAGGAAACAAATTAATTGATGTGGATATTGTTCCTTATATTCGTCCACAAAATATTAAAATCTATTGTCGTGAGTTGAAACCATTTGCTAGATACTACACATTCTTTGATGATGTTAATATGTCTTCTTATGTAACATTATTAACTGAATCTGAATATAATTCTAATCTATCAATATCATATGCAGCAACAGAGGGATCAGCAGTTAATGCAGATGCTAATGGTGTAGTTAGATTATCACTTAGAATTCCTAATGAAACTGGTAAAAAATTCTATACTGGAACAAAAGAAGTTATATTAACAGATAGTCCAACAAACACTGATGATGCAACTTCTATTGCTACTGGATTCTTCGTCTCTCAAGGTCTTGTTCAAACTCAACAGGAAACAATTCTTTCTACACGACAAGTAATCAATAGACAAAGAAATGTTATAGGATCTAGAACTGATCCCTCAACAATTGAAAACTTACCATTTATTCCACCTGATCCTCCTGCAACAGATGGTGGTGGTGGCGGTGATGGTGGTGGTGGCGGTGATGGTGGTGGTGGTGGTGGCGGTGATGGTGGTGGTTGTGCTGCTTATAGTTTTTTAACCAAAGTTCCATACGATGAAGAAGGTGTGTTTATTACTTCTGTTGATGTTTATATTGCTGAGAAACATCCAACACTTGGTGTATGGTTTGAAATTCTTGAAGTTGTTGATACGGGTCAAATAACACAGAATCAAGTTCCTTTCAGTGCTGTTTGGTTTAATAGTGCGGATGTTCCAGTTTCAACTGATGGTAAAACAAACCCACTTAATGTTAAATTCTCTGCTCCTGTTTTCTTGCAAAAAGACAAACTGTATGCACTAGCTATTCATCCTGAAGCAATTAATCCAAACTATTACCTTTGGGTATCAAGAATTGGACAGAATGATGTGAATACTGGTGTTCCTGTCAACTCAAGACTTTACACTGGAACATTCTACACAACCAACAATGGTATCGTTTGGAATATAGTGCCAGACATAGACTTAACATTTAAAATGTATAGAGCATCCTTTGACACAGCCAGTGACGGTATAGTAAATCTTGGAACAAAAGGTAGAGATAAATTAAGACTATCTAATGTATCTTCAACTCTATCTACTCATTATGGTAAAACAATCATATCAAATACAACTAATGCTGTTACTACACTAACAAAATCATATGAAACTGCAATAGAAACTATTGGTATTTTTGAAAAATCAAATAACTCTTTCTCATCAAATACTATACTCTATATGCCATCTACCAATATAAGTGCTAATATTACTGCTATTGAAAACTTTAGATACTCACTAGTTGACTTAGAACCAGCATATTTAAATTTTAATAAAACTACTATTAATTTTAAAATGAAGACATGGTCTAATACAGGCACTGAAGGATCATTCATTACTCTAAATCCAAATGATAACTACTACTTTGATACAGAAAGAGCAATATTCTCTAGATCGACTGAGATTGGAACTTATAGTGGTGCTAATACAAATCAGTTAAAAGTAACCATGAAATCAACATCTAATTATCTATCACCTGTTCTTGATCTTGCTAGAACACATACTGTATTTGTTGACAACTTTATCAATAGCAATACTGTAAATGAAACAAATGCTACTGGTGGTTATCTATACAACAAATACATTTCTAAGATAGTCACTCTTGCTGAAAATCAAGATGCAGAGGATATGAACATATTCTTAACATCATATAGACCACCAGGCACAGACGTTAAGGTATGGGTAAAAATACTAAATGCTGAAGACGGTGATGCTATTAGTAGAAGGCCGTGGATAGAAATGCAAAAGTCTGGAATTGGTGATTCACTATATTCATCACTTGCTGATAGAAACGACTTTGTTGAATATAAATATGTATTCCCAACAGCAAATCTGACTGGACCTGCCAGTGAAGTTCAATATCGAAATATAGCTAATACTACTACATTTACAGGCTATAAAAACTTTTCTGTAAAAGTTGGACTATTGTCTAATGATTCAGCAATAGTACCAAGAGTTGCTGATCTAAGAGTCATAGCTTTACAGATTTAATTTGTTGGAGAATAAGTAAATGGAACAGAAAACTGAAGTGCCTGGCATATACAAAGTAACTGATGGTATTTTAATAAATAAAGATGTTGATGCACTTAAACTATACAAAACAAAAAAACAACGTGAAAGAAGAATTGATGAAATACAAAATGATGTTATGAGTCTAAAAGATGATATTCAAGAAATCAAACACTTACTTAAAGGACTAGCAAGATAAATGGCATCTTATGTTGAGCTTTTTATAGATCAAGGCACAACTTTCAAAAACACTATAAATCTGACTGATGACAACTCGAATGTTCCTATCAATGTATATGGGTATTCAGTTTCCAGTCAGATTCGCAGATCATATTACTCTGCCAATATTACAGCAAATATAACTTGTGTCACATCAAACACTTCTAATGGTGAAATAACGATGTCTATGACTTCTGCAAATACTTCAAATATCAAGGCAGGACGGTATGTGTTCGATGTTGTTACAAGAGATCCTTCCGCCGTAGTTACACGAGTTATAGAGGGAATTATTACGGTTAATCCACAAGTGACCAGATAGTATAAATAGAATAGTATTACAATTGGTAGGTTAAATGGTCAAAGCAACAATCAATACTACTGGCATTAATCGTGTATCCATCAATAAACAACAACAAGAAATTGTCAGAACAGTCACTCTAAATCCTCAATCTATTACAATCAATTCTCTAAGAGGATTGAATGACGTTGATGCCACTTCTCTTATTAATAATGATACTGTAGTCTATGATATTGCCACTGATAAGTTCGTAGTTAAAACTTTACCTAATATTGATGGTGGTACATTCTAATGTCTAATACCATCATTCAAATTAAACGATCAAATACATCTCTTGCTCCACCAGCAAATACTCTTAACCTATCAGAAATCGCATACTCATTTGCTTCTGATAAACTATTCATTGGAGGCAACAATGGTAATGTATTAGCTATTGGTGGCAGATACTATGTCAATCTTACCAATACTCTTGCCAACACAATTAACTTTTCCTATGTTACTGGAAATGCTGCATTCAATCAAGCAAATTCTGTTTATACCTATGCTAATCTAATATTTGATAAAGTCAATACTTCGTTTGGTCAGGCCAATACAGGATATAGTCAGGCAAACTTAGTATTTGGTATTGCTAATTCTGCATTCCTAAATTCTAATGTTGCGTTCGATAGAGCTAATAATGCTCAAACAATAGCTATAGCAGCTTTTACTTATGCAAATACTATTGCTTCTGATGCTGATGAGAAAGCTAATGCTGCTATCATTACTGCTAATGCAGCTTACAATCAAGCAAACACAGGATATACACAAGCTAACCTAGTCTTTGGTATAAGTAATTCTGCATTCGGACAAGCAAACACAGGATATAGTCAATCTAATCTAGTATTTGGTATAGCTAATCTTGCATACAATTCAGCCAATGCAGGTCAACTAACAGCTAATACAGGATTTGATAGAGCTAATATTGCACAAACCATAGCTATAGCTGCCTTCACATATGCAAATACTATTTCCTCTGATGCTGATGAGAAAGCTAATGCTGCTATCATTACTGCTAATGCAGCTTACAATCAAGCAAACACAGGATATACACAAG